TAGAGGATTTCGAGATTCCGCCATGGTACAGACGGTGCTTTGGTCTTGATACGGGCTGGAAGGCAACAGCGGCATTGTGGGGGGCGATAGATCCAGAATCAGACGTTCTTTATTTGTACAGTTGTTATAAGCAAGGTCATGCTGAACCAGAAACCCATGTCAGGGCCGTGAAAAGCAGGGGCTATTGGATTCCCGGTGTCGGTGATTATGCCGGAACCAACCAACTAGATGGAAAGAAAGTCATTGAAGAATATATGGCTCTTGGTTTGAACATCAGTTTTCCAGATAAGCATGTTGAGGCCGGGATTTTTGCGGTCTGGGAAAGAATGGTATCTGGAAGGCTGAAAATTTTTAAATCAGCTTGTATTCCCTTGATAAATGAGATCAGGATTTACAGACGAAACGACAAAGGCAAGGTTGCTGTTGAACAGGACGACCATTTGTGCGATTGCATGAGATATATCGTCATGACGGGCATCTTTATCGCAACCATAGCACCATTTGAAGACGAAGAATACTTTATTGGTCAACAATCAATGCGTTCATCCATAGGGCGTATGCCGGGGCCGGGGTACTTTGGTGGAATATATTGAAAATTTACAATATTTTGTGGACAGCCGGAATGTCGCTGAATTACTTGATTCCGATATCTTGCAACGTATCGGAGAAAAAGTCTACGAAGAGTATGAAATAGACGAGGATAGCCGGACAGAATGGCTCGAAAAGAACGAAAAAGCCATGAAACTTGCTACTCAAGCGGTTGAAGCGAAAAATGAGCCGTTTGAGGGCGCTGCAAATATAAAATTTCCTACTCTAAGCATGGCTGCTGTGCAGTTCGCAGCCAGGGCCTATGGTCAGATCATAAATGAGGGGAATATTGTCAAGACCAAAGTAATAGGGAGTGATCCTCAAGGCTTTAAAGCCAGTCGTGGACAACGAATATCCACTCATATGAATTACCAGTTGTCAGAAGAACTGCTCGAATGGGAAGATGAAACCGATTCTTTATTGGTGGCTCTGCCAATCGAAGGTTGTGAATTCAAAAAAACGTATTTTAATAGCGCGTTAAAAAGACCTGTCTCTGAATGGATACGCCCTGAAAACCTCGTAGTTCATTACAAGGCCAAATCACTTGAGCTTGCCCCAAGATATACTCACATCATAAATCTCTACCCTAACGATATCATAACAAGAATCAGGTCCGGTATGTTTTTGGATCTTGAGGAAATCCAGCGACCGGCCAACGTGGACCCGGGGGATGATTACGACACCAGAGACGATGATTCCCCCCATAAATTTCTTGAGCAATACAGGTTTTGGGATCTTGATAACGACGGATACAAGGAACCCTATATTGTCACCATCCACAAGGATTCTAAAAAGGTCGTCAGGATAGTTGCCCGGTACGATATCGAACAGATTAAAACAAACAATAAAAATCAGATCGTTCATGTCGAACCGATTCATTATATAACCAAGTATCTTTTCATGCCCTCCCCGGATGGGGGCTTCTACGGTTTGGGTTTCGGGTCTCTGCTGTCACCTATCAATGTCAGCATTAACATGACCTTGAATCAAATCCATGACGCCGGGACGTTAGCCAATACGCAAGGCGGTTTTATAGGGAAAAGCACGTCGTTTCAACAAAACCGTAGTGGCGGGGACGTGCGATTCAAAATGGGCGAGTTTAAACAGATAAATTATTCCGGCGACGACATCAAAAAAGCGATTATGCCCCTACCATTCAAGCCGCCGGACATGATATTGTTTCAAGTTTTGGGACTACTTATCAATGCCGGTGAAAAACTAGGGAATGTAGTAGACCCGCTTGTTGGAGAATCCCCAGGAGCTAATGTCCCCGCAACCACTACGCTTGCTCTCATAGAACAGGGATTGAAAGTATTTGGTTCAGTATCAAAGCGCATATATCGCTCATTAAAGTCGGAACTCAAAAAGTTGTATCGCCTAAACAGCATGTTTTTGGATGATCAACACTACTTTACCGTTTTGGATGACCAAAAAGCAGTTGCGAGGGGGGACTATAAAGCAAATGATTGTGACGTAGTGCCTGTAGCCGACCCTGCACAGGTATCAAATACGCAAAAATTATTGACGGCGCAAGCATTATTCGGGTTAATGGGTATGGGATTGAACGATGATGAGATAAAACGTCGTTACCTTGAGGCTTTGAACGTGCCGGACATTGAAAAATTGTTCCCAGAAGAAGGCACAAAACCACCTATCGACCCAAAAACAATGATGGAACTACAAAAACTGGAATTGGAACGTGATAAATTCGAGCTTGAATTATTCAAAGCGCAATTCGACATTTTAAAAATTCAAGCAGACGCTATCAAGTCTATCGCCCAAGCGGAAGCCGCAGAAATAGGACCCCAGGTGGAACAATACAAAGCGCAACTCAGTTTAATTATGGAAGGCATGAAAACGAGAGCGCAGGAGAAACAGCGTGGAACAACTTCAAAAACATGAGTTTAATAACTGGCTGAAAGAACCTGTTACCAAAAAAGTGAGAGAAGCTGTTTTAATGGAATGCAACTTTATTCGAGAAGAATGGGCACAAGGACGGTTTAAAGACGATCAGATCGAGAATGCCTATCAGAGAGGCCGTATAAATGGCATGATGGAAGTTTTTCAGTTAGAAATATAATAGATATCGTGTAGGGAAACCTACATAGGCAATAATTAAAGGCCATGCGGGGCCGCATACTCGTATGGTCTTTTTTTATTGCAAGGAGGCAGAAAAACATGGACAACAAATCAGGATTAAGACCGGTGGAAGATAAGGTGCTTTTAAAACCGGATAAGGTTAGTGACATGGCTGGAACGTATCTCGTAAAACCTGAAATTGTCAGAGCCCAGGAACAAATGGCACAAGTGAGGGCTTATTTGATTGAGCATGGTCCAAATGCTTTTGAGGATTGGAGCGAACCAAAACCGAAAGCGGGTGATAGGGTTTATGTTTGCAAGTATGCTGGCATTGACGGGATCCGGGGAGCAGATGGAGATACTTATAAGATATGCTCGGACAAGGATATTACGGCCATTATAGAAAGTGACCCCGAAGTTGATGAATTTTTGGGTACTAGAAAACCTTTAGGCAGGAGTTTAGCTGATGAGTGAAAATGAGGAAAGAGCAAGACGTATGGGATGGGTTCCCCAGGAAGAATTCAAAGGTGATCCCGAAAAATGGGTAGATGCCGACAAGTTTGTCGAACGCGGCGAAAACGTCATGCCTGTTCTTAAAGAAAATCTATCCAGAATGGAATCTAAGTTTGAAGATTATCAAAAAAATTCCGAGCAAAAGATAGAGAAACTCAACAAAACCTTGGAACGGGTTGTGGCATTGTCAAAAACCGCTTCGGAAAGAGCTTATCAAAAAGCCCTGCGTGATCTGAAAAACCAGCAAAGAAAAGCCGCAGCCGATGGTGATGTCCAAACTTATGATGCTATTGAAAAACAAATTATTGATCTTGGAGAAGACACTGAAGAACCTAAACCACCAGAAAACAAGGACCAAATAAACCCTGACTTCGAGCCATGGCAAAAACAGAACTTTTGGTACGGAGCGGATAAAGAATTGACTGCGTTTGCGAATGGTTTGGCCCCTATTGTCGGACAAGAAATGCCCAATGTTGACGGAAAAACCTTTTTTGATGAAATAACCAAAAGGGTAAAATCGGCGTTTCCACACAAATTCGAAAATCCGAATAGGGGGAAGGCCGATGCTGTAGAAGGTGAAAGTTTTGCGGCCAATGAAGGAAAGTCCGGCAGAAAAAAAACCTTTAATGATTTGCCCAATGACGCCAAAGAAGCCTGTAAGTCTTTTGTTTCACAAGGTCTTTTTAAAAACAACCAGGAATATGTTGATGAGTATTTTGCCGAGGAGGAAGTATAAATGGATAAACCTGTTGAGGAAATGACTAGAAAAGAATTATTGCAAGCCGCTAAAGATGATGCGGCTAAACAAGGTTTGGTTGCTCCATTTGGTGCTAAAAACAAAGAACTGCGCGCGATGCTAAAGGGTGAAAAGCCATATATTGAGTCAGCCGAAAGACGCAAACGAAAGGGCAGGGTACCGCTGGGAACCATGAGGTCCAAACTGGATGTCAGCGGTTACGATATTCCAAAAAACAAGGTTCCGAGATGGATAAATGATCATCCTGGCCGGTTGCTTGCAGCCCAGGAGGGTTCCTATCAATTTGTCGAAGATCCAAATGTCGTTGTGGGGGAAGAACCTTTGTCCGGCAGGGATAATCTCGAAACAAAAGTGTCAAGGGTAGTTGGGAAAAAAGAAGACGGCACACCACTCAAAGCCTACCTGATGGTTATTGACAAAGACATTTACGACGAAGACCAGAGAGAAAAACAAAAAATTAACGACGAGATAATGAGCCAGATCGACAAAGGAAAATTTGCAAGTTCTGAGACAGGAGTTGATGTTCATCGAACTTATGTCCCGAAAGAGGGCATAACTATTGAATCTAAATTGGAATAGGAGGTCGTTAAGAAAATGTCTTCATCGACTCAAGCCTTTGGGCTTCGTCCCATAAGGCATCGTAACGGTGCTCCGTATAATGGTGCTTTTAGTTGGTATTGTGTGCCTTCCACCGATTCCACCGCCCTATATATTGGCGATGCAGTTGTGAGGGCCACATATAACGCTTACAGCCCGGACGGATATCCGTATGTTAAACAGCATACCGCCGCTGATACAACCACCGTTGGTGTGGTTGTCGGGTTCGCTGAGCCTGTGTTCAGTGATGAAGTCTATAGAGTGGCGAGTACGCAAAGAATGGTAATGGTAGCCGATGACCCGGATCTCATCTTTGAGATCCTGTCCAGTGCTTCCATGTCTGCGACTCAGACAGGGAATCATGGTGACATCGTTGTCGGTACGGCAAGCACCATCACGGGGCTTTCCGGCATGACTTATAACGCTTCAGACGGTACAGGACGTGCCACGTTGAAATTTGAGAGGCTAAAACCCGCCCCTGATAATCAGTGGGGCAATAATGATGCGCACATGCTTCTCGAAGTTTCCATCGTTGAGCATCTCCAACGTACCGTAACATAAGGGGGTGAATAATTATGGCTATAACAACAGGTAATCACCCCAAGGCACTTTGGCCCGGTGTAAAAGCATGGTGGGGTCGTGCATACGATGAACATGCTGTTGAGTACACCGATTTGTTTGATATGGACACATCCTCTCAAGCCTATGAAGAGGATGTCGGCCTCACAGGTTTTGGTCTTGCCAGTGTTAAACCGCAAGGTATGTCCATCGAATACGACACTGAATCACAGGGTTATACTTCAAGGTATTATCATGTGACGTATGCCTTGGGTTATATCGTAACGATGGAAGAGCTCATGGATAACCTTTATGCTGTGGTTTCCAAAAGACGGGCAAGGGCGAACGCCTTTAGTATGCGTCAGACCAAGGAAAATGTGGCCGCGAATATCATAAATCGTGCTTTCAATGCAAGTTATACGCACGGTGACGGCCAAGTTTTGATTTGTAGCACACATCCTACCAAGTCGGGCAACCAGAGTAACTTACTCACTACGGCTGCTGATTTGAGTGAAGCGTCTATTGAAGACCTCATCATTCAAATGATGGGCGCGGTTAATGAGAGGAACCTGAAAATCAACCTGATGCCTAAATCACTTCATGTCGCGCGTCAGGAATGGTTCGAAGCTAACCGTATCCTGAAAAGCACTCTTCAAGTACACACCGGAGACAATACAGTTAATGTTTTGAAAATGACCAATGCCCTCCCAGGCGGCATCAAGGTGAATCATTATTTCACCGATTCAGATGCTTGGTTCATCAAGAGTAATTGCCCTGATGGTCTCAAGGGCTATCAAAGAATGGCAATTCAGTTCGACCAAGACAATGATTTTGACACAAAAAATGCAAAGGCAGCCTCAATTGAAAGATATAAATTTGGAGTCACGGATTGGCGGTCTATCTGGGGAACCCCCGGAGCATAGACCGGATCATTTCGGGCGAGATATCCCCGAATCTGTTGCAATAGTGGCGATGGGGATATCCCGATTTGATTACGTCACCATTGCCTGTAACAAGGGTAGTGGGGCTGGAATAGCCCAGGAGACATGGGCAATCAATAAGATGGGCGGCATTATTTTCAATGATATTTGTTTTCGCATGGATGATTTGGTTGAAAACAGACAATATATGAAACAACCCATGGTAGATTGGTTGAAAGCCCATCCATTGATTGTGACGTCTACGGCATATCCTGACGAGTTTCCAGGGAGTGTGGAGTATTCGCTTGAGAAAGTGATAAATTGTATAGGCGTACCCTATTTTAACACGACACCGGCTTATGCTCTGGCATATGCAATATATTTGGGGATTCCTCATATTCATATCTATGGGTGTGATTATACCTACCCGGATAGAGGACCCGCAGAAGAAGGCCGAGGATGTTTTGAGTTTATGATGGGTATTGCCTTTGAGCGAAAACTTATGATCCATATATCCCAACACACGTCCTTGTTGGACACCTGTTTTCCACTTGAAAGCAGGCTTTACGGTTACAACTGTGAGTTTGACATGCAGGGCGTGAACGGGAAATGGAAAGTTAATCGTAGAGAAAAGAAAGAAAATGGCGAGAAAAAAACCACCGATTGACGAAAGATACATGGATCAGAGCTGGTTTATCGAAAGCCATACCATATGCAGTGAACTTCGTGAAGCCTATGCTGTCATAGACAATGACTACGCCAAAAAAAAGTTGCGTATCGCCGTCACGATGGCAAAGGCAATGGCTAATAAACTAAGTCGATTGAGAGAAGGAAAAGACGTGACCTGGAAATGCGAGAAGTGCGGCAATTGTTGCAAGGGTTTTGCCCTTGATGTTAAACCGTATGCGTTTGTGCTGGAAGACATAACACTGATGGAAATCCACGATGTCCCTATTAAAGAAGGGTTTTCTCTGTTTATTCCGCATAGATGCAAACACCTCACGAAAGATAACCTGTGCGATATCTGGGACAATCGCCCACAGGTTTGCAGGAATTACTTTTGTGAGGGTAAAAAAGACGGTCAACATCATACGATAAAAACCGCACTTAGCGACGATTATGAAAAACCTGATAATTACAAAACATTGTCTTATGATGATTCCCATGCTCAAGGAGTGTCCTCCGATGAGGATGTGGGAAAGGAGATTGAAAAATGACTACTCGACATACAATTTCTCATGCAGATGAACTTTATGCAGGACAGGCTTACAATGATGGGGATTCCCCTGATGGTCGTAGAGGAATCAAAATGCCTCACATATACGTGAGGGAATACGGGGCTATTTTAGCGAAAGATCATGACGGTTTGTTCGCAAGCGTATTGGCAACCAAAACCGGAAACCTTGTACTGTTATGTACCGGCGCATGGGCTTCCATTGTTTCAGGTGCCTGCCCGACAGGTACTATTACAAACAGTGCATCTTCCGGCACTATTGTATTGGATACCCCCAGAAACATTTGCTGGAAGGATGACAAGGATTCGTCCGGTTTAAAGCTGCTTGTCAAGGGCAAGGATGAATATGATAACGTGATGTGGGAAAAGATTTCAGGGCCAAGTAACACCACGGTTCATGGCGTGAAAGCATTCAAGAAAATCAATTCCATGACCATCACGGGCAATTCGGCGTCTCTTGTTTGTATCGGCTATTCAAACAGGATTGGCTTGCCGTACCACCTTTCAAGCAAAGGGCGTTTTCTTGGTCTTGTGATTGATGGCATAAATCTGTGTACGCAATCAGCGACACATGCTTATACATTGACTACTGGACTTGCCCTTGCTACAGATGCAACAAGCACGGTTCGGAATCCCGATGTTCGCGGGTTGATTCATTTGTCTCAGGCGAACCGTATACCGGACGGGTCAAAGACGTTTACGGCTATTATGCTGGTTGATCACAGCACAAGAGACAAGGCTTATGGAAACGTCCAGGCAACCGCCTAGTGATGACGGTTGGGAGTGTAAACGGTGCGGCAATTGCTGCCGCACCATCGTTCTTCCCGTAACGGCTGTTAAAGATAATATTATTAGCGGATTGTTTGAAGCACATGGGCTTCCGCTGAATCAGACATTTAAGATAACCTTGTTTCATGAATGCCGACACCTTGTTACATATAAAGATGGGAAAACATACTGTGACATTTATGAAAACAGACCAAATATTTGTAGAACTTTTACCTGTAAAGGCAAAGGGTCTGATTATCATTTAGAAATAGAGAGAATGCAATATGCCTGAATCATTGCCTCATGACGACCCGAAATTTATAGAGATAAAAGAGAATTTTGCCCGGGTCGTTAAGATAATAAGACAGGAATTCAAACAGGCAGATGAATGGTTGAGAGAACATCGTCTTCACCGGGGACAGATGAATGCAGTCGGCAGTAACGAGTTAAAAAAAGCCGATGTATGGGATTTTATAACAAAAGTCGCCCATTATCATAAGTCAACCGGCTGTAATATCGGACTAATGTATGTTTTATGGAATTACATCGAGAAAAATACGCCACAATATTTTATCGAGTGCGGCACAGGAGTATCGACTCATTTGATTGCGGAGGCCATGAACAGGTTTTGCTACAAAAAATATAATGGAGACATTAAACTTGTTTCCATGGAAGGCAGTCCGAAATGGTATCAGGAAGCCCTCAGGCATCCTATTGCATACGATTTCGTTGATATCGTCTTATCCCCAATTCAAACAACGGAATACGGGATGTTCATATCCAGGGGCTATGAAAAAATACCGGAATACCCATATGACACCATGTTCGTTGATGGTCCATGCCAGGATACATACACAAATTTGGATGTGTTAAGAGTCGCGTCCAGGATTGATAACAATATTGTTGCCATAATAGATAGCAGAATTCAAACCATTCTTGCCCTTTTACTTTTATATGGACCTAGCTTTTTGTGCATGCTTGGTAAAACATTTTTGTTTGGCCCAATTAACAAAAACACCTTGAGTAAATATCATAAAGATTGTGATATCCATGAAGTTTTACAAGAAAGAATTGCGCAGTTAATATTGCCTCATATTTACAGTGGCATAGAGTGAGGAGAGTAAATATGGAGATATTGAAAAGTAAGCCAGTGCCGGAAGTCGTTGCAATTGTTGCAATGGGGGATTCCCGTGTGCAGTATGAGTCCGAAGCCATAAAATCCGGTAGCCGTTATGGTGTAGCAGATGAGACATGGGTAATAAACAAGCTTGCAGAGGTATACCATCATGACATTCTGTTCAGGATGGACGATCTTAGACAAGTCAGGCTGTGCAATGAGGGGATAATTCGGGATAAGGATAATATTTCCATACATGAACGATTTGACAAGGTTTTGCGGAATCATGACAAGCCGATTATTACGTCTACCGCTTACCCGGAGTATCCGACGTCCGTATCATACCCGCTTGAGGAAGTTATCAATTTTATGGGAACAAGTTATTTTCAAACCTGTCCTGCATATGCCGTGGCGTTTGCGGCATACATTGGCGTAAAGAGAATAAAGATGTATGGATGTGATTACACTTATCGGCAGGTTACTCATAGCACTGAAACAGGCCGGGCTAACCTGGAGCATATGCTGACAATGGCTATGAATAAAGGTGTCCAAGTAGAGGTTGCCAGGAAGTCCACGTTATTAAACACCAATT